TGAGACCTCCCTTGAGGCGGCTGTTATTCAGATCGCTGGCTGGACCGATGAGCGTGGTCTGCTGATTGCTGCCAAGCCCAAGAAGTTGATTGTTCCTCCGGCTTTGATGTTCGTTGCCACCCGTCTGCTTGAGACCGAGCTTCGTGTCTCGACTGCGGATAACGACATCAACGCGCTGAAGAACAATGGTTCGATCCCCGGTGGCTACACCGTGAACCACTTCTTGACCGACACCAACGCTTGGTTCCTGACCACCGACGTTCCCAACGGCATGAAGCACTTTGTGCGGACCCCGCTGCAGAACTCGATGGACGGCGACTTCGATACTGGCAACGTCCGGTACAAAGCTCGTGAGAGGTATTCGTTCGGATGGAGCGATCCGCTTGGTATGTACGGTTCGCCCGGTGCGTAAGCAGTAAAATCAAGCACTTACGGTGTTTGGAAGCCCTCTTCGGAGGGCTTTTTTGTGCCTGTTTGCAGAACATTTGATACCTGTGGTACATTAGCTTCAGTTGCTTTATAACGATGGAGCAAAGCATGACTCAGGTGATCTATAAGATTGTGAACTTGGTGAATGACAAGTTTTACGTGGGTAGCACGGTGCACAAGAAGGTGCGTTTCCGACAGCATCGCAAACTTCTTCGAGGCAATCGTCATCATTGCAAGCACCTGCAAGCAGCATGGAACAAATATGGTGAAGAGAAGTTTGACTTCCGTGTGATCGAGGAGGTGCCAGATCAGGTCTCATTGCATGAAGTAGAGACGCGGTACTTGATGGCGCATGTTGGCAAACCGTACTGCTACAACAGCGGGTGGTCTGCAAATGCTCCTTGGCGTAATGCCCCTAAAGAAGTCACGCCAAACTATGGTCGTGCTTGCCCGCCAACAGAGCGCGCCAAGATATCAGCTAGTCTTAAAGAGTTCTATGCCGAGAATTACTTCAATCATCCGCGTGTTGGTAAGACCCACTCTGACGAAACCAAAGAACGCATCCGACAGGCAAAGCTAGCCAACCCAACGCGGGCGTGGCTCAATACGTCGCGTTCTGAAGAAACCAGAGCCAAAATAGGTAATGCGCAGCGCGGCAAACCAAAAGGTGAGGGTCGCAAAGTTTCACCGGAGGGTTTGGCTAAGATCAAGGCAGCGGCTGAGGCTGGTCACTATAGCCACTGGCAAGGTCGGCAACACACCGAAGAGTCTCGTGCAAAGATGTCTAAACCGATTTTGGTTTTGCCTGACAACATTACCTTGCCCAGTCTTACTGCCGTGCTGGAACGGTATGAACTGAAGATGCCAACACTTCGTCGGGCCTTGGTGAGTGGCAAGCCAATCTCCAAAGGAAAGCTTATTGGTTACGCATTCCAATACGCTTGACACTCATCCCGCAACCTGTTAAAACACCATTATTCCGGGGTCACCGGAGCGCCAGACTGGTCCCGGCCAGACGACATGCAGACAGCGCTCCTTGCTCGCATGTGAGGCTTCAATGGCTAATACCACTTTTTCCGGGCCGGTTCGATCACAGAACGGCTTCCAGACCATCTCCGTCAATAGCTCCACTGGCGCTGTTACTACCAACGCCACGTTCGGTGCTGCAACTTCTGTTGCTTCTTTGTCTGCCACGGGCAACATCACGGCTGATAGCGGCACGGCCCCCACCGCAGGTGGTATGGCTGCATTTCTTGTGTCTTCGACCGCCGACTTCGGCATTTTTGTCGGTTCTGGTGCGCCTACGATTTCGGCGGCTCAAGGCTCGCTTTATCTGCGTACGGATGGTTCATCTACTAGCACTCGCCTGTATGTGAACACCACCGGTTCGACTACGTGGACTAACGTCACGACTGCTGCCTAATAGGAGCGCATCACCATGATGCAAACTGACGTTAAGGCGGGGTACGTCAGTGCTACCGCCACAGTGTTTTCGGGTAGAACGCGTTGTAAGGGTGTGTTTGCTACGCCCGGTTCGGCGACAGGTACCGTTGTAATTCGTGATGGTGGTGCGTCAGGCACGACGATTTTCTCTACGACGACGTTGGCTAACGGTACTCCGTTTTCGATGACGTTCCCCGGAGAAGGTGTGTTGTGCTCGACGGATCTGCATGTCACGGTGTCTGGTACGGCAACGACCGCAGTGGTGTTTTACGGGTGACGCATGAACTTTGACGAAGCGTTCCATCATCTTCTGGGTCACGAGGGGGCGTACTCAAACCACCCGAATGATCCGGGGGGCGAGACCATGTGGGGGATTACGAAAGTAGTTGCCCGCGAGAATGGCTATGAAGGTCTGATGAAAGATCTTTCGGTAGAGACCGCAAAGGTGATCTATAAAGCCAAATATTGGGATGCTGTTCGTGCCGAAGAGCTGCCCCCCGTGATCCGCTACGCGGTCTTTGATGCTGCGGTGAACTCTGGTCCCGGTACTTCGGTTCGGTGGTTGCAAGAAGCGGTTGGCGCTACGCCTGACGGTGTACTTGGACCTAAGACGCTTGCTGCAATAAATGAGTTAAATCCTGACGGTATTCTTCGTAGGATGCTGGGTAAACGGCTTCGTGCCATGACGAATATGCTGGGCTGGCCTTCGTTTTCTGCTGGATGGGCGCGTAGAGTCGCCACGCTGCTGGAGGCGTAAATGACCATGTTGCGGCAGGAGATCGCCAAGCTAAAAGCGGAAGCAGAAATAGAGCTTCGCAGGCTTGATGCTCAGGCCCCTGCCAAAGAGGTGGCGGGTAAAGCCATTGGTAAGCATGGCCTCTTCTACATTACCTTGATCGTGATCATCGGTGTTGTATCAAGCCTGTATCTGGAGTCAGATAAGATCGCTGCGGTGATGGGGCTATTGGGTGCTTCGCTTACGGCGCTGATCTCAATGCTAAACGGGATCGCCGGGGCAACGCCCAAGCAAGACAAGCCCGAGTTCCAAGTCATCCAAACGCTGATCGACAAACTGGACAAGCTTGATCGTCAAGAGCCGCCGATGCGGGTTGATGTCACTGAAGGCAGAGTGACGGTGACTAAGGGTGATGACATCATCACCACGCAAAAGTGATGACATGGACTTCCACAAAGCCATTGGTGCTGTAGCGGCAAGTATTGCTGCCCTTGGTGGGGGTTACACGCTCTTTGATAAGTTTGGGTTGATTGACAACGCAATTATTCAGTGGGTGCCTGAGCATTTTGAGGTTAAGCCCACCAAGATCGGTGAGCCGGTTGTTGTGACTGTAGCTCGGATCAAGAAACGGGATGATTGTTCGGTTGAGTCGTTTGTGCCAGCGATCAGGGATGGGAAAGGCGTGGTGCATGAAGCTACGTCATCAAACCCGAAGTTTTCTGGCCCTGCTGGTCCGGAAGTTGATACATTTACGTATACGCTTTCAGTCAAGACTGAGATGGCTCCGGGTAAAGGTACACTGCTGGCAACCATTAAGTACAAATGCCCCGAAGGTGATCGAACAGTAACTTACCCACGGCACAAGAACCTTAACTTTGAGCTTATGGGGTCTTAAATGGCACCTCTCATCGCCGGAATCGTCTCCAGTCTTCTTCAAAACAACCTACCCAAGGTTGCGCAAGCTGTTGTGGACAAAGGCTTGGATTACGTCCAAGAGAAGACCGGCATTGAGTTGAAGCCCGATATGAACGCCGAAGAAGTCAAGGCGCTGCGCGAAAGCGCGCTGAAGCACCAAGAGTTCATGGTCGAGCAGGCCAATAAAAACACGGCTGACGCTCGGGCGATGCAGGTTGCCGCACTGCAGCAAAATGATACGTTTGCCAAACGATATGTTATGTATCTGGCCTCTTTTTGGTCATTTACGGCGGTCGTGTACATTTTTCTCATCACTTTTACCCATATCCCTGAACTCAACGTCCGGTTTGCCGACACAATATTGGGCTTCCTGTTGGGTACGGTAGTGGCAACGATCCTCAACTTCTTCCTTGGATCTTCGGCCAGCAGCAAAGAAAAGACCGAAGTTCTGGCGGCAGAGCTTAAAGAGCAGAAGAGGTAATCATGGCTAAGACTCCCGCATGGCAGCGAGCCGAAGGTAAGAACCCGAAGGGTGGGTTGAACGCCAAAGGCCGAGCTAGTTACAACGCTGCCAATCCGGGCAAACCGGGGCTGAAGCCTCCTGCGCCAAACCCAAAAACCGAAAAAGACGCCAAGCGCAGGAAGTCGTTTTGCGCCAGAATGTCGGGTATGCCCGGACCCATGAAAGATGAAAAAGGACGACCGACGCGTAAAGCTCTGTCGTTGAAAGCATGGAATTGTTGAAATGGATGGAATGGTCTGGAACCTGTTGCTCACAGGCGGAATTGGAATTCTTGGGTATTTCTTGCGAGAGAAGTCCTCAGAGATCACACGCCTTCAGATTCTTCTCAACCGCACCCGAGAAGAGATTGCCAAAGAATACGTGACCAAGGCAGAAGTTCATGCGGATATCAATCGTGTGCTTGACAGACTTGACAGATTGGAACAGAAGATAGATCGTTTCATGGAGACCCATCGTGCCAAGCAGCTCGGGTAAACAGCATCGATTCATGGCTGCAGTGGCTAATAACCCCGCCTTCGCCAAGCGCGTAGGTGTTCCTGCGTCCGTTGGACGCGAGTTCATGCAGGCCGATAAAGGCCGTAAATTTAACGAAGGTGGTGCTATGAAAGAGTCCAAAGCAATGATGAAAAAAGAAGTCGGCTTTATGAAAAAAGCGGGCGCTCCCAAAGCTATGGTCAAGCATGAGATGGCCGAGATGAAGGGCATGAAGTACGGCGGCAAGGTCAAGAAGATGGCTGCTGGTGGATTGGCTGCAGGTCACAAGGCTGCTGACGGTATTGCCAAGAAAGGCAAGACCCGAGGTATGCAAGTGACGATGCGCAAAGGCGGGATGTGCTGAGATGGCTACCAAAGGTAAGGCGCGTGTCGTCGGCCCGTTCCAAGCTGTCACTCCTCCTGATATGGGTGAAGATGAAAAGGCAGCGCGTGCAGCCCCGCCTGTTCCTGCGCCCAGCATGACTCCTTCTCCCGAAGCTCAAAAAAAGCTGGAGGAGATGAGTAAAGAGGCCAAGGAGAAAAAGGCGATGGATCGCGCATACGAGCGGTCGTTGACCAATCCAAAGTTCGCAAAAGGCGGCTATGTCCGTGCAGCGGACGGCTGTGCCAAACGCGGTAAGACTCGCGGAAAGATGGTGTAATTATGATGGCTTCACGCGGGATGGGCGCGATACGCGCGTCTAAGATGCCCAAAGGCAAAACGAAGCACCGCAAAGACGGTGATGCGTTTGAGCTGTACGCTGCTGGAGGGTCAACATCTCGCGTCAATGAAGCGGGCAATTACACCAAACCCGGCATGCGAAAAAGCCTGTTTGAGTCTATTAAGTCTCGTGCGGTTCAAGGCACTGCTGCAGGGCAGTGGAGCGCAAGAAAAGCACAGCTTTTAGCCAAACAGTACAAGGCTAAGGGCGGCGGATACAGGGGGTAAAATATGGCACGCGGAAGAAATATTGCAGCGCTTGCTGCCCTGTTGGGTGCTGGAGCGCTCGCTTCTTCTAAAAAAGCGCTGGAAGATTCTGATACCGACACGATGGAATTTCTTCGGCGATATCAGGATTCCAATCTGAAGATGCTGCCTTCTGAAGAACGGGCTGTACGGCGTAAAGTTTTTGCAGAAGAACCCGGTCTGCGTAACGTCGTTCGTTCGGAAGAGGTCTATCCGGTCTCGACCGGAAGCGGTACATTTCTGCGTTCCGGCATGAAAAAAGGCGGTAAAGTGATGTCTGCTTCAAAGCGGGCAGATGGCATGGCAAAGCGAGGCAAAACGCGTGGGAAGATGGTCTGATGAAAGCCCCGCAGCAATCGCTTAAAAACTGGACCGCTCAAAAATGGAGAACCAAGAGTGGTAAACGATCTACTGACACGGGTGAAAGATATCTTCCAGAAGCTGCGATCAAAGCTCTTTCCCCCCAAGAATACGCCGCAACCACCCGAGCAAAACGAGCAGGCAAAGCCGCCGGGAAGCAGTTTGTGAAGCAGCCCAAGACAATTGCTCGTAAAACCGCAAGGTATCGATAATGGCAACCTCCGGCACTACCGCCTTCAATCTGGACTTCACGGAGCTCGCTGAAGAGGCGTGGGAGCGGGCTGGCCGGGAGATGCGGTCAGGATATGATTTGCGGACCGCAGCGCGGTCTATGAATCTGCTGACCATCGAGTTTGCCAACAGAGGGATTAACCTTTGGACTCTCGAATCTGGCACTCAAGTTCTAACGCAGGGAGTGGCAACCTACAATCTCCCAACAGACACGATTGATATCATTGAGCATGTCATCCGGACCAATGCAGGCAATCCAACGCTTCAGTCGGACCTTACGATCTCTCGGATCAGCGTTTCAACGTATTCGTCCATTCCGACCAAGCTTACCCAAGGACGACCCATTCAGATCTTCGTCGAGCGTCTCAGGGATCAACCCCGGTTTACTCTTTGGCCGGTA